TACTTTAGCAAAATATGACATACCATCCATTCCATATCTATTTTTCATAATATGGACTCTACCTGTACCATCTACTTTATCTTTTTTCTTTCTAGATAATGACATAGCAAAATCAGTAATCATAATTTTATCATATGAACCAGCAGCTTTATCAGCTTCAATAACATCATCTTTTGCCCCTGCCCTATTGACTTGAGATACACTCCATACTGGTATATTTAATTCTTTAGCTAATCCTTTAGCACCAGTATAAACATCATCAATTTCAATTTTTCGGTCAGCTCCTTTACGAGGAGAAGATAATAAATCCACATAGTCAATAATAACAAGATCAGGTTTAAAATCAAAACTTTCCAATTTCTGAATATGGTTCTCTATTGTATAAATTGATGTTCTGCCTGGAGAATACTCTTTAATAATTAATTTACCTGGTAGATTTTCAGTTGTATATTCAATTTTATCTCTATGTTTTTTTAATTCATCAACAGCAATACCTGTAAAAAAGGCATCATACCTTTTACCTACATAAGTTTCTCCTAATTCAAGAGTATAATGGACTACATTATAACCATTAGCTACTGCAAATGCACCTAAAGCAACTAATGCCCATGATTTACCTCCGCCGGGATTACCGAAGATTAAACCGAAATCTCCATTACCTAATCCACCTTGTGTTATCTGGTTGATGATAGGCCAAGGTGTTGGAATTACATTTCTTTCTTCTTCCCTAAATCTAGATTCAATTTGTTTAAGGTATTCATGACCTATATTTTTATCCTGACCTGATTTTAAAGCATTATTGATAAGATGTCGAATTGAATCATAATCACCAGCATTTAATAAATCTACACTATTTAGTAGAGCCTTTTTAAGTTGTTGGTTTCTACAAAAATTAGAAAATTCTTCTTCAACATAAATTGAGTCATTCTCTTCTTGAAGGTAGGCATGTTTAAGTTGCTCTTTAATTGATACCTTTAAAACATCATTATTTACCTTTTGTAACTCAACTTTTAATACATCCAAAGTTGGAGCTGCATGATACTTAAGATAATAGTTTAAAACTTCTTTAATAATCCATTGATGTGCTTGGTTACCAAAATACTCATGTGTTAAAACATCATGAATATTAGTTAAAAACTGTTTATTGTTCAATAATGAGGATATGACTTTGATTTGAAAGTTATATCCGTATTGTTCTATATTATTTAATGTTGATGGTGACATAACTTTATTATTTTAAATTTAAAAATACATTTTTTGCCCAATCAAGTGGATTACGGATAATTTTTTCAAGATTATCTTCTTCTTGCAATTTATTAAATATGCCTGAATTGAATTGAGGTGTTCGGGAATCAATTATATTATTAATGTATTCTTCTCCTTCATGATCTATCATAGGTTCACTTAAATCCATTAATTTATAATTTTGTTGTATTCGTTTATAATCTTGTAATATACGAGCATAAATTATATGTTCTTTAATATTTTCCTCACATATAGAAAAAATATCATCTAATGATAAAACTTTTTCAGTTAATTGGGGAAACTTACTTAATAATTTCTTTTCACCTAATCCTTTTACTCCAATTACTTTATCAGATGAATCACCTAATAATGTCTTATATAAGATAAAATTTTCAACTAAAACACCAAACTTTTGTTTAACTAATTCTGGTGAATAATATATTTTTTCTGTAGGACGAAATACTGTGATATTGGGTTTAATTAGCTGGAGAAAGTCTTTATCATTAGAAACAATATAAATTTTATTATCAGTTAATACAGAGGATAAATAAGCTATAATATCATCGGCTTCAGATTTTTCTAATACAAGTAGTTTAACAGGTAGAACTTTTAGATATTGAAATAGTCTAGATATTTGATTAATTTGTGAATCAATCTCCTCATCTTTATCATCAAATATTCCTTTAGAATTTATCCGAATAGAAGCCCTCCCCGATTTATACTCGGGGAGGATATTCTTTCGATTAAGAGAAGAGTTCTCACCATCAAACACTAAATAAATTTGACTAGGATCAGTTTGTTTTATTAAATATCCTAATGATTTTAAAAATCCTCCTAATCCACCAATATGATCTCCTTTATTATTTAAAGTATTAATTACACTAAAGTTTCGAAAGAATAGATTTAAGGAATCAATCACTAATACATTTTTATTTTCAGAAAATTCATTAGTAACATTGTCTAATAAATCTAGTAAATTTTTCTTATTCATTATACTTTAATTTTTATATATCCATTGAAATCCATTGGAGGTTTTACTTTTTCCTGTTAAACATAAATTGATTGCTGAGATATTAAAATTTAATTCTTTAGAAACACATGATTGAGAAGGCCATTCTTTTATAAAGTTTCCATTTAGATCATATTGAAGAATAGACTTTAATCCTTTTCCTATTTTATTTTTACTTATATTAATACAATGTTCTTCAGTTCTTTTTATCTTTCCTTTAACCCTTCCTATATTTAATAATATATTCTCTTTTTTGTATATCCATTGAAATCCTCCTGATGTTTTATACTTTTTTTGGAGACAACTATTTATATCTATTTTTAAAATATTATATACTTCTAGTTGAGAAGGCCATTCTTTTATAAAGTTTCCATTTAGATCATATTGAAGAATAGGTTTATAATGTTTTATTTTAAATTCTATATCTCTTTTTTTATTCTTCATAGAATGATTATTATTTATATAATATTCTTTTAAAGATCTTGATCGTTTAACATTAGAATCAGGCGATTGGATTTTAGGTCCTGCTTCCCCATCATCTATAAAACAAAATAAAATATTATCTTTTCCTAAGGTTTTAATCATTTGTGTTTTATGAAAAATTTCTCTTTCTGATAAAGAAGAAATATCACATTCCTCTATGATGTCAAATATATGATTTCCAGGACCATATTTTTTAAGAGAGTCATATATAATTTTTTGATTTTCGCATTTTAAATTATTATATTTGTAATATCTTGTTATAATATCTTTACTTTTTCCAATATAAACTTTACCGTTAGGATTGGTTATTTTGTAAATTCCTGTAATACCTGTTTCTGGCTTTTTCATCTTCTTGTTCTTTATTTTTCCAATAATATTTTTTACTCCATTCTTTTTGAGCTTGAAGTTTTTCTTCTTCAGTGAGATATTTTTTAATTCGTCCCATCAATTATATATATTACAGAAATTATAAAAATAACAAAAAGACTAACAAAAAAGATTATAAATTATTCATCAATTTCTAAGATATCAGTTATATGTTCTTTTTCACTCCATTCACTATCATCTTCTTGAATAACATAATCACCTTTACCTAAAATGTCAATCCATTCATGAGCATGTTCTTTCTTGTATTTAGAAACTATTTTAGCATCATCTGGAATAAAACCATGGACTGTACTAATGATAGTACCTTTAGTTGTAATACCATTAACGTGGTTTTTATCACAGGCAATCTTAGTACGTAAAGCAAACTCTACTTTCTTTCCATCTTTTTGGGCTTCAATTTTAGAAGTACCAGCGTTAGTGATGTTACCAAATGTTAACACTAAAGATGAATCATAATAGAATGTATCACCACCTTTATTAGTCATTCTAGGGCGAGACATAGGTGTTTCAGCAGGTGCTACTCCTGTTTTATTTACAATCAATAATGTGTTTGTGTAAGGATAATTTTCTTTCCTAGATAAAACAACTTGTTGATTAATAAAGTTACCAAATTGAGTAGCGATTGCTCCTGCGTTCCACATTGGATTATTTTTCCCTTGATCTAAACTTAGCTGGCATGGTATAGAACCTACACTATCCCACATAAACAAAAGATCATAAGGTAGATTTCCTTTCTTTTGTTCATCAATCAAGTCAGCTATAAATACAGCTATATCCTCAATTGAGCTTAAAGTACTACGGTCTCGGTAGATAAAAAATCCATTATGGTCAATAATATTACCTTGTTCATCAAGGACATCTTCCATCTCAAACCCCATAGTTCTCCAATGTTCCCAAGAATGTTTCATTTCAGTAATAATAATAACTGGTAGAATTCCTGATTTTTGGGCGGCTATAACTGTTTCAATAGATAAAGTGGATTTACCTGTGTTTGATTTTCCTCGAACCATTGTAATATGACCCATAGGAATACCTGGTAGTGATAAAGCTTTTTGTAGAGCAGAAGAAAATGGAATCCATTTTTGCTCTTTAAATTTCACATTTGAAATTAATCCTTTTTTATCCTTAAATGAATTTAGGTTAAAACTAGATTTAATTTCTTTGGAGACGGTCTCCATTAAAGATTTGTTAAGTCTTTTAGCCATGACTGTTTATTTATAATTTAGAATGGTAAATCGTCTTCAAATAAATCATCAAATGATTTTGATTTATCTGGTTTAGCTGGAGCTTGATATTTTTGTTTTGTGACTACTGGAGCTTTTACTTCTTCAACATCTTCTTCTTCATCTTCTTTTTCACTATCTTCTGGTGATAACCATTTACGTAGTACTTCCTTCATTTGGTCAAATTCCATCTTATATTGAATTTCAAGAATATCAGGCTGGTTATCAAGCCATTTATCAATATC